TTGTTCACGAAATCCATATCTCCTTCGTCCCGACTTATTTCAGTCGGATAGAGGTCTTGGGGGACAGCCGTCCTTGGCAATCGACCAGCGACATACGGAACGAGATTCGAGTCGTCGGCTTCTCTCAATCTGACTAAGTTCACATAGCCGTCAGTTCCGACTTGAAGCAAGACCTTGTTCGGGGTATTGTTCACAATATCGAGAATGGTTTGGATTGCGGCTAATCTCGTCTTGCCCTTGAATCTCAAAGTCGATGGAAGAATCACCCTTGTCTGAGTTGAGATTTTTCCTATTGGTGGACCGTATGACGAACCCGCAATTATGTCTCGGATTACCACACCAGCGTCAGTCTCTTGGTATGCCAATTCGTTCACGAGGATTTCCTTTGTGAGATAACCGAGGGTATCGAGCGCGACAATTTTCAGACTTGTTGGTGTCTCTTCCAAATCTGAAATGAATCCGGTGAAGACCAATGGTGGCTGACCCCAATTTCGCGGAGCGGCAAAAACTTGCACCGTGTCGCCAAGTTTCACAGCACCGGACCGCCTTCCGGCTATGCTATTGAGTTCAATAGTCACCTTCGCTGGGGCGTTGTATGACCTCGAACATCTTACGGATTTTACACCGGCCAAGTTTCGATTTCCATTGATGACGACGGTGGATGGTTTGGGTCGCGCCTCATCTTCACTCACAGGACCATACAAATTCCGGAACATAATCCGCCTTGAGCGAGCGAACATTACTTTGTGACTCGTGTTATTCCTCAATCCATGAAGCGAGATATTCTTCGGGCGGTTCGTCCATTGAAGTCCCTCGGGATTGTAGCCTCCATTCGAATAGCCAAGTTTTCCAAGGTTGAAAGTCGGAGATGGAAGGATGCCTGTCGGGTAGTTCCCCTCAGTCGGTCCTGTCGTGAATGAGAATCCTCCCCTCGGTCCTCCCCCTCTCCTTGACGCAATATCATACTCGCCGGGCCATTGGTTTCCTTGGAATCCCAAATACCCGAACCCCACAGTTCCAGCGACGGTTCCGTGAAGTGATGGGTCGAATGGTCGAGGGACATTGAGTGAAGTGTAGCAAGCCGTCAGCATCTTGTCTTGTTCATACCCGCCTATAGTGGCTGATGAAGGAACGAATCCAAGCCCCCAATCTGTTGGGTAGTGTGGTGGCCGTTCCATGACTTCCTTCTGAGCCATACCGACTGTTGCCGAAGCCATCGGAAGCGGCTGACCCTTGATTCGTTCATAGTGAGATTCTGCCCACGCCTTAGAATACCAGCGAGCAAAAGCCGAACGAGGTCTTCGCGGGTCCTCCACCATCCTCTCGACTTCTTCATCAAGCGGCATCTCAACCACACCGCGGGGAGCCTCCCGAACGATGCGATGGAATCTCTCTAACTGCCTCGCCATCAAGCGCAAGGTCGCATTAGGGGTTTAATTGTCTATTCTTCCTCATTATCCGGCCACGAGCCCGGCAATTCGTCCACTCCGGGGGGAGTCATCGCCCCTTCTTTGCCCGTCACCCATACTTGAAAGAAAAAATTCCTGTATATCTCAGCGCAGTCATATTCTCTCGCGGCTTCCACCCTTGTTAGTTCCCACGACGAATCGACAGTCTTCCTGTGTGTTTGCCCATCTTCCATAGACGCATATACATCACATCGGTTCACGATGTAGGCTTCACCACCCGGCTTCAATAATCTCCGAATATCATTGACTACATTCTCCCTTGTCTCGCGGTCCATGATTACATCGAGGACATAGAGACAGAAGATGAAGTCGTATCTCCCCTCTTGACGCACCGGGTCCCAAGGGGAATCGGGGAACCAATTCGGGTCATACTTTTGGAAGTTGAATCTCATCGCATCCTGTCCTCGGCCGCAACCGTAGTCCAAAATTTCAAGCGTCGTTTTGCAAGTTCCCGGTTCCGCCTTCAAGCGGGCTGGAAAATTCAACATCTTGTCTTGAGTGAAGAGCCATTGATACGGGAGCGCGATATTGCGTGGACGGCGTGGAGCAGTTCTCCATCCCTCACCCTTCCAAAACGCATTCTTATCCTTCTTCGTGTGGATTTCAATTCGGGCCGCACGAAGGAACTCGTTGCCCTGCGCATTTTGGTCAGTCCACTTCTGACTGAGGTGGGTCTTCTTCTTGACGGGTATCTTCACAGTCCAAGCCCGGCTCCCCACCTTTATTGATATTTGGATGAAATCGGAGCCCCCTCTCGGGTCGAACGGCCTTTGTTCCTCTTACCACCCGGACACTCTCACCGGATGGCGTATGAAGGTCGCACCGGGCGTTGCACCCAAATGTGATTTCGACCTCCCCCCTTTGCGTTTCCCGAAGGACCACAAGGGACCCACCGCCGTAGCGCTGGGGAGGCACACCTTTTGACTCGTCCGAATGCTACTTTTCACACCGGGTCATCGCCTGTTGGTCTGCCGAAGGAAGACAGGATTGCTTACCAAGTGAGGGAGTGTTCGTTGGGCTGGAAGGCCCGTGAGTGACTATGCAGAATGGGTTAGGCAAATTACGACGATGCTCATTAGCACGCTTCCGGCTATCACGGCCGGAATTTTTTCGAATACCCCAAGGCTCCCCGGAGAAGTTCGGCTTCCACACCTACTAAACTCCGGACCCTGTTGTCTTTCTTGCTCCGGGGAGTCGCCTCCCCACCGAAGCACGCTCCGGCAAAATGAACGGGCGGCTATCTGCTTATTAATGTTTCGTTTCATTGAGGAAATGAAAACATTGATATACCCATGCCCCCTCCCATCAAATAGGAGGAACGGAGAGGAATACAGGCCCCAAACGGAAGCGGGAACTGAACCTATGAAGTGAACAAATCGGCTTGAGTTCAAAGGTAGCCGACTACTCTAATTCCCAATAACTACCCCAACCAAAAAATTGAGCCCACCGAGACACCGCCTTTCAAGCACGAGGCAGAACCGCCACCGCAGGGGTCTTGGAATCGGTGGGCTCGCACCCTAAATCAAGAGCCCAATTTTTCGTGCAACCCAAACAACTACTCGCGGCCATTCATCCGTGTCCATAGTCGTCATTCTCAATACCCCGGTATCTCGTCAGACACGCCCGGGTTCGACGAAGTGTCGTCAATTCCCGGGTAGGATAGCATCACGCCACCACCCGGCATCATCACCCTTGACTGTGGAAGTGGAGTTCTCATCCACGATAGTTCGTTGGTCATCCATGAGAGGTCAAGGGCGTTTGCATTGAACCCGCAGAATCGTTGGTATCTGAGTTGCGGATTCTGATGCGGGAAGTTCTCGGACCCGGAGATGCCATGTGATTCACCGATGGGGAACCATCCTGTCGATGAGTCGTAGCCTATGCTCGGAACCGACAGCCATCTCATGTTGATTGAGCGAATGACCCAATGGTCATCTGAGGCGGCTTGGCTCCATTCGAAAGACGGCATGAAGACCTCAAGGAAATGCTTGTTCTTCGCATCCCAATTCCCGAGTTGGCTTGCGTAGGAGCCTCCCACATTCCATGCACCGTCAGATGGAGTTCCGTAGCCACCGACATAGGGAGCCCCGGAAGTCGGGTCGGTATCTAATGCCGAGGAAGGTGTGACCGGCGCTTGGAGAGTCGGAATAAGGCTCTCGGTGGAGAGTCCGCTAACTCTATATGCGTTCCCTTTCGTTATGCCGGAACCCGTCAATACGAAGCCGAAGACCATGTGGATTTGACCGTCACCATTGGTAGTCATGGTCACATCTGATAGGTTCGTGAACTTGTTTGAGTTCTGTTTTGATACGAACAGTGTTCGGGTCACGCCGAGTCCCGTGGCTGTGGAGTATTGGTCTTCTATGTCCCTGTCTGAACTCCACATATTCACCATCGTCGTTCGATGCCATGCGGTTGAGTTATCCCAAATCGCGGCCGTGAACATTTGGTTCCTCTCATCTATGATTGAGTCATAGAACAGGATGGGTTCGTCCGGCGTTGAATTCTTGTCGGTCGAAGGAACGAGCCCCATGATGTGAACAGATTTCGTCAAGTCGAATTTGATTCTGCCCAATGCTCCTTCACCAGCGGAAGTCGGTAGCGTTGGTCCGGACCCTTCCTTCCCCCTATTGAGGTAAATAGCCGACTCCTTTCTGCTGGCTGTGGTGAAATTCGGACTTGAGCCACGATAAGTCACGACCGGGATATTGTCTCCGCGAAGCAGAACTTTTGGATGGTCAGCAAACTGAACCTTCTGTCCCAATGTCGATGCTTGGTTCGCCGCCGCCTGTGATTGCTCGGCCGTGGACATGATGGGCGAGACAAGTTGGATTTGTTGGTCGGTCGTTGTTGGCGCGGCTGTCGAAGTGTCGAGAGCCCACTCGGGGAACTCGGCGTCCGTCGCTAACTTGTTCATATACCAAATCGCAGAATGGTCGGGAAGACTCCCGCCTCCCACACTCGCTTTGAATACCTGCTGGAAGGCCAAATGGAGCCTGTCTGTGCTGTCGCAAACAAGGGTGGGTAGTCTGAGGTCATTAGCACTTCCAGCGGCTTCTCCGTGGC